AAGATCGATCAGAGCATCCGGGAGAGGCTGAGCGGCGATGAGCTGACCGACTTCACCCGGGCGCGCCTGGACAAGCTGCTCAAGGAAGTCGACGCGGTACTGACTGACATCCTTGGCGGCTACACCGATCAGCTACAGCTCGATCTGATGGACATTGCGCAGAGTCAGGCCAGCTTCGAGGCCAAGCTGCTGAGCAATACGTTACCGGTCGGGGTCAGCCTCGATGTGGCCGTGCCAGCGCTCCAGACGCTCCAGACCGCAGCCTTCAAGAATCCGCTGAGCATCAAGGGCAATGGAGGCGGAAAGCTGCTCGACTCGTTCATCAAGGACTGGTCGGCGGCCGAGGTCGAGAAAATCAGCGGGGCGATCCGGCAGGGCTGGTTCGAAGGGCAGACCAACGCCGAGATAGTTCGGCAGATTCGCGGCACCAAGGCGCTCGCCTACTCCGACGGGATTCTCGCAACGACCGAACGCAATGCCGCCACGGTGGTTCGCACGTCGGTGCAGCATGTCGCCAGCCAGGCTCGCAATGAGGTGGCCAAGGCCAACGACGACTTCGTCATTGGAGTGATGCTGCTAGCTACCCTGGACAGCAAGACGACCCCCTATTGCCGATCGGTCGACCATCAGGTCTATCCGGTCGACTCAGGTCCTCGGCCACCGTTCCACCCGAACTGCCGAACCAGCTTCATTCTGCTGACCAAGTTCAGCGCGATGTTCAGCAAGGGCGCGACTCGGGCGAGCATCAACGGCCAGGTGCCGGCAAATTTAAGTTACTACGAGTGGCTTAAAACCCAGCCGATGAGCTTCATCGATCTGGCCATCGGGCCGAACAGGGCAAAGCTGCTGATGAATGGCGGCCTCGATGCTGAAAAGTTCGCCGCCCTGCAACTGGGCAAGAACTTCAAGCCCATAACCTTATCGCGCATGAAGGAGCTCGAACCCGAGATGTTCAAGCGGGCAGGGTTGTAGCGCGCCACGAAACAACTAATGCGCAAAACGTAGCGCGACAAATCACCAAGCCCCGCCAAGTGCGGGGTTTTTCACATCTGCGGGCTGGGCCTGCACCAAAGTCTCTGGGAGACAGCAATGACCTTGAAATTCCAACTGGACACCCTCGAAGGCGTCGACGATTCCGTAAAAGCGCTGTACGTCGAGAAGGACGGCAAATTCGTGCTGGGCATCGAAGGCTTGCCGCAACCCGAGGACGTGAGCGGCCTGAAGTCGAAGGTCGAGGAACTGCTGAGCGAGAAGAAAGCGGCCGAGAAGGCCCGTCGCGAAGCTGAGGACGCAGCCCGCACCGAGCGCGAAGAGGCTGCCCGCAAGTCCGGCAACGTCGAAGAGCTCGAAAAGTCCTGGTTGGAAAAGTACAACCGCCGCGAAGCTGAGCTGAACGGCATGCTGGAAAGCGAGCGTGGCAGCCTGAGCGGACAGATCCGTGATCTGACTGTCGGCCGCACCGCTACTGATATCGCGTCATCCCTGGCAATCCCAGGCAGCGCTGAAGCCCTGTTGCCGCACATCGAGCGCCGTCTGAGCGTCGAGCAGCGCGACGGGAAACCTGTTGTGGTCGTACTCGACAAGCAGGGCAAGCTCTCGGCGGCAACGCTGGACGAGCTGAAAGCAGAATTCGCAAACAACACGGCCTTCGCGCCGTTGATCGCGGGTAGCAAGGCATCTGGTGGCGGGGCTTCAGGTGCTGGGAATGGCGGCGGGGCCGCAAAAGGCAACATCGGCGGCAACAAAGACGAGCGCACCAAGGCGATCGCAAGCAAGTACCCAGACCTCCCTCTCAAGTAAAGGATTGACTTTATGTCCCTGTCTCAAATGCAAGTGTTCAACGAATACATCATGCCGGCTGCGCTGGAATCCCTGGACCAGATGACCGCGGCGTTCAACGCTGCCAGCAATGGCGCGATCATCCTGTCCCCGGACGGCTTCACTGGCGACTTCCTGCAAGAGTCGTTCTTCCAGACCCTGGCCGCTGCCCAGCGCCGCGTAGATCGCTACGCTGCCAACGGCGCAGCAGCTGTAACCGACCTGACCGAGCTGAAAAACGCCACGGTGAAGGTTGCCGGCGGCTTCGGTCCGATCCGCTACGAGCCATCCCAGATGACCTGGCTGCAGCGCCCAACCGTGCAGGGCATCGAGGTCGCGTCGCGCGCCTTCGCCGAGATCCTGCTGAAAGACCAGCTGAACACCGCCATCGCCGCGCTGACTGCTGCGATCACCGCTCAGGCAACCGCCACCAACGATGTATCGGCCACCGCCGGTATCACTCAGGCCGCCCTGAACAACGCTCACGCCAAGTTCGGCGATGCCTCGCAGAACCTGATTGCTCAGATCATGCAGGGCACCACCTACCACAAGTTGGTCGGTCAGAACCTGGTCAACGCTGCGCAGCTGTTCCAAGCCGGCAACGTTCGCGTCGTCGACATCCTCGGCAAAATCTCCGTCGTGACCGACGCTCCGTCGCTGGCCCAGGCTGGCACGCCGAACAAAGAGATCATTCTGTCCCTGGTGTCGGGTGCTGCGCTGGTTCATGACGCTCGCGACCAGATCTCGAACGTCGACACCTCGAACGGCAAGGAGCGAATCGAGACCACCATTCAGGTCGACTACACCTTCGGCCTGGGCCTGAAGGGTTTCACCTGGGATGTCACCGCCGGCGGCAAGTCCCCAACCGACGCCGAGCTGGCGACGGGCTCGAACTGGGATAAGACCGCGACTTCGATCAAGCACACTGCCGGTGTTGCGCTGATCGGTGATGCGTCTAAGTAATATCTGGCAGGGCGTGTGGATAGGGCTCGATGTTGCGCCCTATCTATATGTCGCATCCAGCATGGATTCGTCGCTTGGATTCGAGGTATGCGTTTGCGGCCGCCTCTTCCGTCTTGTGGTATCCGAGGAAGATGTATTTCCCGCCGTGATAGATTTTTGCCCTCCATCGGCCGTTGAAAAACGACACGCCGATATGCTTGCTTGAGGCGTTTCTGGTGTGGGCCTGCCTTTGGTTTTGCTGGTTAACGCAGGATACGCCGGGGCGAAGGTTGCTCGCCTTGTTTCCTTCCTCCACACCTCTGATGTGGTCGACGACATCCGGAGGCGACTCCTTGTAATGAAGAAGCCATGCAATCCGGTGAGCCATATAGGTTCTTCCGTTGCATGTGATTTTTATGTACCCCCTGGAATCCTTCCAGCCCGCTTCGCTTCCAGCCTTGGCTTTCCCTCGGGAATGCTTCCAGGTGATGGATCCGCTGTCCTTGTCGTACTCAAGCAGCGACGAGAGATACGCGTAATCAAAGTCATTTCTTGCTTTCATTTTGGCGCCTTATGTTGTCCCAATGACAATCATAATGCCTTTAGCTACCGGCATCAAATCCGGTTGGGATATTTATATGAGCGAAAACAACATCTGGTATCTGCCAGGCCCATTCCATCGCTACGAGGACGACATCAAAGCGATCGCCAAGAAGCATGGCCTGCGCATCATCGACGCCAACGTGACCGAGAGTCGCGACGGCGAGTGCGAGAAGCCGCCAAAGGCCAAGCTGAAGGCTGAATACCGCGAAGTGTCGCAGTCCGCCGTCGCGACCACTGACAAGCCGGCCCAGGCCAGCGAGTAACCAGTAAACGCGGCCCTTCTTCGGAGGGGGCGCACTTTCGGAGGGGTCACCGTGTCACTAGTAATCGAAACGGGCTCAGGCCTTCCCGGCAGCGATTCGTTTGCAACAGCCGCTGAGCTGGTCACCTACGCCGGCAACTACGGCGCGACCATCCCGGCAGATGCGCCCGCTCAGGAATCCCTATTGCGCCGCGCTGCGCTGGCCATGGATGGGTACAACTGGAAAGGCACCCGCACCAATGGCGATCAGGCCCTATCGTGGCCACGCCGAGACGTAACCATCGACGAGCGCATTCAGCCGTCCGATTCCATCCCTGTTCGGATCAAAAACGGGCAGATGGCGCTTGCCGCCGAGATCCACGCTGACGACATCGACCCGGTCGACAAGCGCACTGGCGCGGTCACCAAGGAGCGCGTCGAGGGGGCGGTTGACGTTCAGTACGCTGCGCCGTCTGCAGCCAGCCAGAAACCCGCTGTCACGGCCAGCCCGAGCAGCCTTCAGTTCACTGCGTACATCGCCCGCAAAGGCCTGTTCGCCATCAGGGCCTGACCATGAGCGCTTTCTACGATCGAATGGCTGCGACGGCCTTGCGCCTGATCGGCCAGTTCGGCCTGACCATCACCCTGCGCACCGTGACGCCTGGCGGCTACGACCCGGAGACGGGCGAAACCTCGCCGGAGACGATCACCGAGCAGACCGGTCAGGGCATCCTTGCCGACTACACCGGTCAGGAGTTCCAGGCCAATAGCCTGATCAAGCAGGGCGACAAGAAGCTCAAGCTTGCGGCCAAGGGCCTGACTTCGGCGCCGTCATTGCTGAGCAAGGTCGTTGCAGACGGCAAGACGTATTCAATCGTTCCGCCGCTGAAAGAGATCAACCCGGCTGGTACGCCGCTGCTGTATGAGTTGCAGGTGCGTGCGTAATGGCCAGCATGAAGGCGAAGTACGGCGGCAAGTCGGGCAGCTTCGGGCTGGATCTGGCCAAGTTTGCCGAGCAGGCAACCGAGGCAATCGACGCCAGCCTGCGCGAGATCATCATTGAGGTGGCCGGGTCGCTGATCCGCATGTCGCCGGTTGATTCCGGGCGATTCCGTGGCAACTGGCAATTCAGCCTGATGACGCCTGACAACAGCACGACAACGAACGTCGATCCGACGGGCGCTGAGACGCTGGGCCGCATCGTTGCGGAGGCTGGGGCGTTCACGGCAGGTCAGGTGGCGTACATCACAAACGGATTGCCTTACGCGATCAGTTTGGAATACGGCCACTCGACGCAATCGCCACAGGGTATGGTCCGCGTGACTCTGGCCCGCTTTCAGCAGATCGTCAACGAGGCAGTCAGGAACAATCAGGTATGAGCCACAAGATCATCCGACAGATTTACGAGGCCAGGCTTGCGGCTTGGGCTGCCGCCAGAGTGCCGGCGCTGCGCATCGCCTATCAAGGTGTGCCATTCACTCCTACGCCTGCCGAAACCTACCTCGCAGCCTTCACGCTGCCAGCTGGCACCGGTAGCGAGACGCTTGGCGGTGACCACAAGGTCTATACCGGCGTGTTTCAGGTCAGTGTCGTGACGCCAGCAGGCAGCGGCACCGGAAAGGCTGAGGGAGTCGTCGACGAACTGGCGGCCCTGTTCCCATTGAACACCCGACTGACCAAGTCCGCCCTGACCGTCATGGTGCTGACACCGGTAGCGCCCGGGCCGGAGATTGAGGTCGACAGCAACCTGACCGTCTCAGCCAGTTTCGAATACCGCGCAGACGTGACCTAACACGCCGCAGAGCAACACCAGAGCCCGCCTTGTGCGGGTTTTTTCATTTGAGCATGAGGAAAACCCATGTCTGTTAGTTTGCCAAACGGCGCCGTCGTCGCCATGGCCGCCACCTATGCGGCACCAAAAACCGTCACCGCCATCAGTAACGCCGCCGAGGCATCTTGCAGCGCTGTTGCTCACGGCTTCGCCATTGGCGACATCCTGGAGGTGACTTCTGGCTGGTCGCGCCTGAACTCCCGCATCGTGCGCGTGAAGTCGCAAACGACCGACGCGTTCGTGCTGGAAGGCATCGACACCAGCAATCTGAACCTGTACCCGGTCGGCGGTGGCGCGGGCACTGTCCGCAAGATCCTGACCTGGACCCAGATCACTCAGGTTCTGGAGTTCACCACCTCGGGCGGCGAGCAGCAGTTCGTCACCTACTCCTTCCTTGAGGAAGACGTAGAGCACCAGATCCCGACGGTTAAGTCTGCATCCAGCTTCGCCATGACCATTGGTGACGACGCATCGCTGCCGTGGTACTCGCTGATGTCTGCTGCCAACGATGACCGCGTTCCGCGCGCTACGCGCATCACCCTGCCGTCGCAGTCGAGCATCCTCTACAACGGGTATGTGACCCTGAACAAAACGCCAACCCTGACCAAGAACGAGATCATGGGCTTGCAGGCGACTGTCTCCCTGACTTCCGAGCCGGTTCGCTATTCGGCATAAACACCTGGGCCCGCCACTGTGCGGGCCTTCCTTTTGGAGAATATAGATGGCCGTTAAA